GGTCTCGCACTGGATTTTGCACATATAAATCCAGAAAAAAAATCTTACTACATTTATAAAGATGGTCCTACTGGTAGTGGAATGAGTAAGATGGTCTCAAGACTGACTCACGGTAAAGACAAAGAAAAAAATCGATTAAGGTGGAAAGAACTAAAACAAGAGATAAGAAAATGTAAAATATTATGTAAAAACTGTCATGTTATAGAAACTTACAAAAACAAAGAAATGCACAACAGTCATGAAATGTGGAAAGTTAGACAGAAAAAACAAAAAAGATACAGTGTTAAAATGATGGTAGCACACACGACAACAAATCTTGAGGATTTATTTTCATGAATGTAGCAATTATTGGTTATGGCTTTGTTGGTAAAGCTACAGAATATCTTTTACAGAAAACGAATTGTAATATTCAAATTCATGATCCAGTAAAAGATTTATATTGTAATTTTGATTCAGTAGAATATGCTTTTATATGTGTTCCTACTCCTACCACAGGCAACGAGCTAGATATTAGCATACTGCAATCAGTGTACGAAGAGTATAAAGATGTATGTCAGCTAGTTATTCGCAGCACTATTGGTCCTGAACAAGTCTCACTGTTTCCCAAAGCATATACTATGCCAGAGTTTCTTCGTGAACGGTGCTGGAAAGTTGATGTTGATGATCCTCAGTTACCTCTGATCATAGGCATGGAAGAAACGGATGATGAGTTAGTAGAACTTTTTGAGAATATCAATAAGTCAGTAAATGTGTGCAGGCCCAAAGAGGCAAGCATGTTCAAACTGATGCGTAACGCAGCACTTGCAATGAGAGTAGCAGTAGCAAATGAATTTTACGAAATATGTAAAAGAGAAAATGTAAATTATGATTATGTTTCTGTTTTACTATCAGCCGATGCTTGGACAGGAGGTACTCATTGGGACGTTCCTGGTCCAGACGGAAAATTAGGTTTCGGAGGTAGTTGTTTTCCTAAAGACTTGACACACATGAAAACTCTGTGTTATAATGATTTAAATATTTTTGACACAGCCTTAAAAATTAATGATGAGCGGAGAAGCAAATGAGCTTAATGGAAAGATTGAAAAAGAATAGCACAATTAAAGACACAGCTATTCTAACTGAATCAAAATTCTTCACTACAAAAGATTTGATTCAAACATCAGTGCCTGCCTTGAATGTAGCACTCAGTGGTCGCCTAGACGGTGGTCTTACTCCTGGACTTACAGTATTCGCAGGTCCTTCGAAGCACTTCAAGACAGCGTTCTCTCTTTTACTTGCGAAGTCTTATCTAGAGAAGTATGACGATGCTGTTGTTTTGTTCTACGATTCAGAGTTTGGTACACCTCAGGCATACTTCGACACTTTCAACATCGATACTAGCCGAGTTGTTCACACTCCTATCACAGACATTGAGCAGTTGAAGCACGATGTAATGTCTCAGATGAATGGCATTGAACGTGGCGATCATGTAATCGTAGTTATTGATTCAGTAGGCAACTTGGCATCGAAGAAAGAAGTTGAAGACGCACTTGACGGCAAGTCAGTAGCAGACATGACACGAGCAAAGCAAATGAAGTCACTGTTCCGAATGGTTACTCCTCATTTGACAATCAAAGACATTCCTATGGTAGTTGTGAATCACACTTATCAGACTATGGAAATGTTTAGTAAGGCAGTCGTATCAGGTGGTACAGGCATCTACTACTCAGCAGATAACATCTACATCATTGGTCGTCAGCAAGAAAAGACTGGCCAAGACTTGACAGGCTATAACTTCATTATCAATGTTGAGAAGTCTCGTTTCGTTCGTGAGAAGTCTAAGATTCCTGTTGAAGTATCATTCGAAGGTGGTATCAGCAAGTGGTCAGGACTTCTTGACATGGCAATGGAATCAGGTCATGTTATCAAGCCAAGTAACGGTTGGTATCAGCGAGTCGATATGTCTACTGGCGAAGCAGTAGAACCTAAGGCACGAAAGGCAGATACATACAAGAAAGATTTCTGGTTGCCTATTCTGTCAGATCAAACATTCATCGACTGGATTTCAAAGCGATACACAATCTCAAGTTCAGATGGTATCATGAAAGAAGAAATCACAGAGGAAGATATTGCAGATGTTTACGAAGCGATTGAAGACTAAAGGCGCATGTGATCGTTGTCAAACAACGATTTACGAAAACGATGCAGCAGTGTGCTTTCACACAGATACAGAAGAATTGTATCTGTGTGAGACATGTGTAGAAACAATCCGTGAAGAATTTATTAAGGAAGACCTTTGCAACAATCAATAGAACAAATTATTTTATCTAATCTTTGTTACAATGAAGAGTACTTGAGAAAGGTTATTCCTTTTCTCAAGCCTGAGTATTTTTCTAGAAACGAGGACAGAATAGTCTTCAACAAGATAGCAACACACACTGAAACTTATAACGCTGCGCCTTCGAAGCAAGCTCTTATGATTGCAGTGACAGACGATAAAGCTGTTACTGAAAGTGAATTCAGTGAAATACAGGCTATCGTTGAAACACTAGACACAGAAGATGCAGACAGCCAATGGCTTCTGGACGAGACTGAAAAGTTTTGTAAAGACAAAGCACTTTACAATGCCGTAATGGAAAGCATTGGTATTCTTGATGGCAGAAACAAAGACCTCAGTAAAGATGCGATGCCTAGTATTCTATCAGAAGCATTGAGTGTAGGCTTTGATAACAATGTAGGTCATGACTACATCGAAAATGCTGATGAGCGATTTGATTTCTACCATCGACTAGAAGAGAAACTGCCTTTTGATCTTGAAATGTTCAACAAGATTACAAACGGTGGTTTATCGAACAAGACACTCAATGTAGCACTTGCAGGCACTGGTGTTGGTAAATCGTTGTTCATGTGTCACATGGCAGCATCGAATATCGCAGCAGGTAAGAATGCGTTATATATAACATTAGAGATGTCCGAAGAACGAATTGCAGAAAGAATCGATGCGAATCTGATGAACTTGCCTATTGGTCAGTTGAAAGATTTATCTAAAAGTATGTTTGATGACAGGATTAGTAAACTAAATGAAAAAATTCAAGGTAGGCTCATTGTTAAAGAGTATCCGACAGCATCGGCTCATGCAGGGCATTTCAAATCTCTTCTCAATGAACTTAAGCTTAAGAGAAATTTTCGGCCTGACATTATATTCATTGACTATCTCAATATTTGTTCTAGCAGTCGCTTTCGTGCTGGGTCTAGCGCAAATAGCTACACTATTATTAAGTCCATTGCAGAAGAACTTCGAGGACTAGCAGTAGAGTTTGATGTTCCTATCGTTACAGCAACACAGACTACTCGTGGCGGTTACAACAATTCAGATGTTGAGTTGACAGATACTTCAGAATCGTTTGGTCTTCCTGCTACTGCCGACTTGATGCTTGCTCTTATCAGTACAGAAGAGTTAGAACAGTTAGGTCAAATCATGGTGAAGCAATTGAAAAATCGTTACGCTGATCCTACAACTAACAAGCGATTCATGATTGGTGTTGACAGAGCAAGAATGAAACTGTTTGACTTAGAAGATTCGCAAGCAGGTCTAACTGATTCAGGCGCATCTAAGTATGATGATACACCAGTGTTCGACAGGAAAAATATAAAAACTGACTTCGATGGAATCAAATTCTAAAGTTTATAAATAGTGAGAAAGGGAGGTCTCACTATGGCTGAAGAAGAAAAGAAACAATTTCATCCTGCCGATTCAAACGGTGATGGTAAAGTAGACGACAAAGAACATGCAATGTATATGGAATTCAAGCGCAAAGAGCTTGAAGATCAAGATGCAATGCGAGACGCTCAACGCAAGATGGCATGGTTCGCACTTGGCGGGATGCTATTGTATCCGGCCGCAGTTGTTGTTGCTTCATTAGCTGGACTAGATCAAGCACAAGCAACTCTCGGCGACATGGCACCTACTTACTTTGTTGCTGTTGCTGGCATTGTCGCAGCGTTCTTTGGCGCACAAGCATTTACTAAGAGCAAATAAATGAGCACATTCTTATTCGGCGATGATTGGAAACTACAGACAGCGAGAGGCAAACTCCGCAACGCTTTCCATATACATAAATTTGGGCGAAACTCAGCACCAGCAAATGGTGTAGAGGAAACCGTTTGGGATGGTTCCAACCTATACCCGTGGGCAACATGGGATGCAGGCGCTGATAATGTATATTTAAAGTCATCTGCTACTGGAGATGAGTCCAAAACAATCTTTATCCAAGGACTTGATGCAGACTTTAATCTACAAAGCGAGACCGTAACATTAGATGCCGCTGATTCTACAACAGGTGTAGCCTCTGCTAACACTTATGTTCGTTTGTTTAGAATGTATAATATTGGCGACACTGATTTTGTTGGCAATGTTGGAGCGCATTATGGTTCCGCTGGTGGTACATTAGTTGCTCAAGTTTTAATTGGACAAGGGCAAACACTCATGGCAGTGTACACTGTTCCTGCAGGTCACACAGCGTATCTTATGAAGTATGACTTCTCTGGCAGTGCAAACGCCGCAATCTCAAGTAGACTTTTATTCAGACCACCAAATAATGTTTTTCGTATTCAGCACTCTGGTGCGGTATATGGCGGTCAATATGATTATGAATTTCAGATACCTATAAGTATCCCAGAGAAGACAGATATTGATTTGAGACTTACAGCGAGTACAGGTAGTGCTGTATTGGGTGCAAACTTCAACCTGCTTGTAGTCAAAGAAAACGCATTCAGTGAGTGGAGCGAAGGCTACTAAAATAAAAAGAATCTTATATTATGTGGAATGGAATATTTACTAGAGAAGTACAGCACGATAGATATCCAACATTCGAAAGACTGTTTGGTACTGTAAAAGATAAGACCGTTATGGACTATGGAGGAAATAACGGTAATCTTTTACATTTCTCAGAAGGCGCTATTAAGCCAGAAAATTATACCTGTATCGATTTAAACTCAGCCGCACTTGAAATGGGACAAGCAGAGTATCCTGATGCAACATGGATACTCTCTAACCGTTATAACTGGGTCTACAATCACGAAGGCGTATTAGAATTTCCTGAACTCTCCTCAAACTATGACTACACTTTTTCTTACAGTGTTTTCAGTCATACCTCTTTTAACGAATTAGTTGAAACTCTAAAGTGGATGCGCCAATTCAATCCAGAAGCAATGGCACACAGCGTTCTACTTACATCTGATACTCCAATTGCTAATTGGTTTTGGCATCGCCGTGTCGAGGAATATGGAAGTTGCATTGACTATCGTGATAACATAAAAAACTGCCAAAATGTTTTTTCTGTAATGGACAACAATCTTATCGTTGAAAATCAGAAAAAATATGGTCAGTTTCCTCACAGACATATTATTACCTTTTACAAAAAAGAATGGTTAATAGAAGAATTGGCTAAAGAAGGTCTTGATGTTGAAATTGTGAAACCTCCTTATTGTTTTCAATCTTATATTGTGTGGAAAAAATGAAAAATTATATACGTTATTTAGATTATAAAGTTGATAAGAAATTACTTCTACAACAGGCAAATGAAGCAAAAGAGAGTGCCACTGGATATACTGATTCTAGGTATCCAGATATGAAGTTAGATGATTGGAAAATAGGACACTACACTAGCCCCTATATAGAACAAATTATGAAAGATTTTGGTGTTTCTGGAAAGCCTAGATTCTATTGGATGGAGCCATTTGCTACAGTTCCAACACACACGGACAATGGAACACAGTGTAGTCTAAATTTTATACTTACCGAAAACGCTGCCCCAATCAAGATGGGCCCTTTAGGTATCGGTCAAATGTATCGTTATCAAGCTGCTCTTTTAAATACTACTGTTCCTCACTCAGTAGTGAATAACCACCACGAACGTATAATGTTGAAAATAAGCATATTTGACGAGACCTACGAAGAGATTGATGCTAGAATACCCTTCAAAATACCATCGTGGAGAGATGCTTAGCAAGCGTCTGCTGTAATTCCTAAGTCATTGATTCTATTAGGCGAAAAAAAACGAAAATAATTGAAAATAATGCTTGACATTACTCAAAATGCCTTCTATAATCTACTCGTAAACTTAAAAAACAAGCTGTGAGGGCTAATATTATGACAACTACTTGGAACCGTGACGATTTAGTCGGCTATATCTCAGACAGATATAAGGAGCTGAATGGCATTCGCCCTCGCTTCAACTGGGACGAGTGGAGCACGGCAGAACTTGAGGCAGAGTGTGATAGCCTCAGTGCTCAGATCGAGTACGAGATCCATCGTGATCGCCTCGAAATGGAGGCGGCTCTTGGCGCCATGCTGGAGTATGCTCCAGATTTCGAAACTGCCCAACGATGGGCAAAGGAGTTTGTGTAATGAAAACATCTAATTATCCGTGTCAGGTCGAATTGGTGAAGTATCATCTCGACGGTATGAAAGAAGGCATGCACACATGTGAGAACATGGGCTTCATGTCCTGGAACGATGCTTGTACATGGGCAGGTTCAGTGACTCAAAGCCCTAAGGTTTCGTATGTTGTTCTTGAGATGCGTAACGTAAAAACAGGCGAAATTGAGAAATTTTAATGCTTGACATTGTGCCTCCTAATGTGTATAATATCAGCATGTTTAAAGAATTTGAGAGTGATCTCAAATAGCGACCTTATGGTCGGTTTGTAATATCTGAAGTTAAATTTAATTATAGGTAATATTATTATGACTACAACACAAAGCCAAACTCAAAAGATTCTAAATCATCTTAACTCGGGCAAGTCACTGACTGCTGCTCAAGCTAAGCGTCTTTATGGCGTCAAGCGCATGAGTGCTCGTGTTCTCGACTTGCGTCAATCAGGAGTTCCTGTATTCTCAAGCAAAAGCAAAGCAGGTACTATAGCATACCGTCTGGGTTCTCCTTCTCCCGAAATGATTGCTACTGCTTACGCAATTGGCGGCGCATCAATGTTCCGCTAGTAAAAATGTCCTGGGCATGATGCGAAACTGCCCACTCAAATTCATTAGGAGGTAATATGGCAAATCATGTTGATAACTACATTCAAGTTCAAGGCAGCGCAGAAGCAGAAGCTGAATTTGAGCGAATCTTTGGTGGACTTATTGGTGATGACAAATCATTGTTTGATGCCGAGTTCCTTCCAAGAAACGAAGATGGTAAAGTAGACATAGATTCAGTAGGCGCTAAATGGGCATTTGTCGAAGATGCTGCCGATGATTATGCTTGCGTTACTTCAGCATGGTCTGCTGTATTACCTTTTGTTGAGCTTCTAGGTGATCATCTATTAGAAATTGACGAAAAGGTTCGAATTACTTGTCAATTTACAGATGAAGGTTACAACTTTGTTGGCTCAGCTTTATATCATGACGGCTACATTATAGCAGACGAAGAGTACTACGAAGATTTGGTCGAGGCTCGTATAACATATCTTTCTGCTAACGGCGAAGAAGTGCCAGAAGATTCTGAAGACTACGACCCATGGGAAGATGATGGTTGGCATGATTTTGTTAATGACAGAGTTCATGCGATAGAAGTCGATTTAATAGAATCTTGTGAAGAACCCGCAATACTATAAGAGAGATCGAATATGAACGACTGGAAAATAGGTTTTACTTGCTCTACATTTGATCTGCTACATGCAGGTCATGTCACAATGCTGAAAGAAGCAAAGAGTAAGTGTGACTATCTAATCTGTGGACTTCAAACTGATCCTACTATCGACAGACCTAACAGCAAGAACAAACCTATTCAGACTCTAGTAGAGCGTTGGATTCAACTTGAGGCTGTAAAGTATGTTGATGAGATTGTTGTTTATCAAACAGAGAAAGACCTCGAAGATTTGTTTCTCACTTTGAATATGGATGTCCGTATTGTAGGCGAAGAGTATCGCAATACTAACTTCACAGGCAAAGATATTTGTGAACAGCGTGGTATCGAATTGTTCTACAACAAACGAGAACACAGTTTTTCTACAACCGAACTCAGGGAAAGAATCTATGGTGCTCAATCAACAAGTGTTAAAGCTGTTCCTTGAAGACTGGGAATTTAATATGAATGAATCAGATGTGAAACGAAAGATTGCTAAAGTAGTAATCGCTAGTCGCAAGACGATAGATCCTTCTTTTAGAGCTTATTGGGACAACACGGCTAAATCTATGGCGTCTAAATATAATATAAGTTTAGCAGAAATAGAAAAATGTCCGGAGTTTTATAATGAAGTTAAAGTTAGTAGCCTGCACTAAGATTTACAAGAACATTGGAAGCATAGAAATTCCAATGTGGCGCTGTGTAGATGGTAACGAGTATATTATTGAAAGATTTGACAAAGAGCCTAAATGGAAAGAAGTCGGCGCAGCAGTCACAAAATTTCAGCATGTCCTCGAAGGTAAGTTAGAAGTAGATGTAAAAGAAATATATGCTGGCTTTGAACTGTATGATAACAATTCACTGACACACGGAGAAAACTTTCAATTACAGAATGGTGGCACTATCGACTTCCCTGCTGAGGACGCTACAAAAATCGATGTAACGGAAGCGATGGATGGAATCAAAGGACTGTAGATTCACCATAGGCTATACTTACTATAATGAGCCGCATCTATTAGAAAAACAAATTGAATACTGGAATAATTTTCCTCACCAGATTCAGATTATTCTAATAGATGACGGCTCAAAGTTGTATCCAGCAGAAGAAGTTTTAAAAGACTTTACCTATCCCAACTTTCAACTCTGGAAAGTTGACGAAGACCTTGGCTTCAACAGTCACGGGTGCAGAAATTTAATAGCAAATCTCGCCGAATCCGACAACATTCTTTTCATGGATATGGACTGCTTTATATCTCCTGAAAATGTGGCTTTTTTAAAAAAAGTAAATTTCGATTCTAAAAAAATATACAAATTCAATCTATTTAATCCTAGCTCAAAGCAATGGTCTGATTTTCCTGGCCATCACAATGTGTTTATAGTCAATAGAGATGTATTTTGGCAAGCTGGTGGATATGATGAGTCTTTTACGGGCTATCATAAAGGTGACAGAGAATTTTTGAGAAGACTAGAAAAAATAGCTACCGTATCTAAAATATCAAACAGCTTGGGAATCAGTGTTGTTCGAGGTGGCAGAAAGGTAGAAGTCTCGTCAGAAGTGACGAAAACCACATACGATGATGAAAACATGATTCTTAAAGTTCCCAAAAAAGCTCCTTCCGAAAAAGATTTAATAGGCAAAGTCACTAAAAAAATTAACTTCTCGTATTCCAGAATATTATAAATATGAGCATAATTTGAATTTTTGAGGATTAATCGTTTTACATGAATAGAGAAGCAGTATATAAACAACTAAAAATTGACGAAGGGGTGGAGTACGAAATCTATGAAGATCACCTCGGCCTACCCACCTTTGGAGTCGGTCATCTTATCCTCGAAAGTGACGAGGAATTCGGAAAACCAGTTGGAACTCCAGTTGACGAAGAAAGAGTCAGGGAATGTTTC